GAGAGCGGCCACGTTTCGTCATCGTTCGCAAACCACCAGCGCGCCGCGGCCGCCGGCACGGGCCGCGTCGCCGCGTGCGCGACGGCCCCGACGTCGACGAGCGCTTGCCAGAAGACGGCCGCGACGAGCCGGCGCGAGGGCGAGGCCGGCACGCCGCCGGGCGCCACGTCGGCCGGCGCTCCGGCCGCGAGCTCGTGTGCCCCGGTGCCGCTAAACGCCCGAGGAAACGGCCGCGAGGCCGTGCGTCGGTCAATGAAAAACCGCGGGTCAACCGCCGCACTAGGCATGCTGATTAGACGCGCTTATCATAGCGCAAACCGCAAGGGGAGAGACTAACATGGAAATTCTACCCGGCGAGCTCGAGCTCGCCCCCGCCCCGCCACCCGGCGCCCTCGAGGCCGACGCGCTCGGGGAGCTCGTGTTGCACGACCCCGACGCGCTCGCCGCGCAGCTCGACACGTACAGCAAAAGCCGCGAGCTCCTCGTGGCGTGGCTCTTTGCGCACCTCGTCGCCGGCGTCGATTTCATGCTGATACACCGGCGCGTGCGCGGCCAGCCGTGCAGCAAAAGGGCCGACGCCGCGAGCGCCCGATGCGGCGAGTGCGGCGGCAAGGCCACGCTCTGCAAGCCCGGCTCGGAAAAATTGTGCGGCTTGCTGCGACTCCGGCCGCGGTTCTCGCGCGACGTCGCCACGTGGGAGATGCTCGGCAGCTTGCCCGGCGTGCTGGCCTACGTGTGCGAGCTCGTGACGGCGAGCGGCAGCGTGGTGGCCGAGGGCCGCGGCGCCCGCGACAAAGCGCTCGACGGCGACGACGTCAACAAGACCGTCAAGATGGCGCAAAAGTCGGCGCAAACCGACGCCGTGCTCCGATGCGCCGGGCTCTCCGAGATTTTCACGCAAGACCTCGAGGATATGCCCGCCGTCAACGCCGAGGCCGACGAGCCCGGTTTTACCCCGCCGGGCCGGGCGAGCGCGGCGCCGCGTGAGCCCGACCTCGTCGAGCCGCTCCGGCGCTCGGTCGCCGACCACGGCGGCGACGTGGCCGCGCCGACGAGCGGCGAGGGCGGGCGCCCCGACGATGCGCTCTCGCGCGCCCGGTACAATCGGCTCCTCGCCCTCGTGCACGAGGCCGTGCGGTCGCACGACGTACCCGACAGCGAGCACGAGGCCGTGTTTGACCGGGCCCGCGCCCACCTTGGCGCGTGGGTGGCAACGACGGGCGGGCGCCCGCGGCTCGAGTGGTGCTCGTTTCGCGTGTATGACGAGCTCTGCGCGCAAGTCGGCCCGGCCGTTGCGGCGGCCGTCGTCGGCCCGGCGCCGCGGCCGCGGCCCGCCATGCGGCTCGTGTGGCGCGACAAAGTCACGGGCCGCGTGCTCAACTAATGCACGCCGTCGGCAATGGCCGCCCGGCCCGCGTGCTCACCTTCGAGCCGCGCGGGCATGAGTACCGGGTGAACGGCGAGCGTAAACCGTCGGTTACCGAGCTCCTCGAGGGCGCCGGCTTGACCGTCGACTATCGGGCCGTACCCGCGCACGTGCTCCTCAAGGCGCGCGAGCGCGGCTTGCACGTGGACGCATGTTGCGACTTGTACGACGAGGGCGACTTAGATTGGCGCACCGTGCACCCCGAGGCCGCCAACTACGTGCGCGCGTGGGCGACCTTTTGCCGGGCCGAGGGCTATCAACCGGCCGCGTCGCAAGTGCAGCTCTACCACCCGGAGCACGACTATTGCGGCACGGGCGACACGGTCGGCACGGTCGGCCGGCAATGGGTCATGATCGACCGCAAGGCGACTGTGAAGGTCGCCGCGTCGTATGGGTGCCAGCTCGCCGGCTATACCATGCCCGGCATGGAATGCGCCGAGCACGGCGGCGAGCTCGCGCCCGTGCCGTGGCCGCGGCCCGCGCGCGCCGTCGTGCAGCTCCGGCCCGATGCCTCGTATCGGGTCGTACCCTACGACGCGCCCGACGACGTCGCCGCGTTCCTCGGCGCGCTCGAGCTCTACAAGTGGCGCACGGCGCGCGCGTCGCTCAACTCGCCGCTCCGGCTCGACTCCCGCTTGCTCGGGTGACGCCGTGGCGTTGGTGGGCACCGTCGCGTGGTACGTCGCCACCGTCGGCGCCGGCCTCGTGCTCGGCGCGCTCGTGCTCGTGCTCCTCGCGGCCGTGGCCGCGCTCCTCGTCGCCGGCGTTGGGTGGCTCGTTAGCCGAGCCGGTCGTGCACCAAGTCGCGGAAAAACCCCGGGGCCGCCGAGCTCACGGCCGTGATGCGCCCGCCGCCCTCGATGGTCGGCCGGAGCGCCACCCATGTCTCGTAGGCTTGCTCCCAAAATGCGACCTCGTCGGCGAGGACCGACGTGAACGTATGTTGGCGCGCTTGGTCGGGCCCCTCGCCGAGCGCGAGAATCTCCGAGCCGTTGGCAAGCCGGAGCAGGCCAATCCCATATTCGGCCTCGAGGGGCGGCAACATGCCGGGCACGTGCCGATGGATAAACCACGCGCGGCGCACGAGCTCGCACGACCCTTCCGTTTCCGAGCGGCCGAGTTTGCGGGCCATGAATGCGACCTTGCTCTCGGGCCGCGTGCGCGCGAGCCAGTAATTCAACGCGACAAAGAGCCAGGTGACCACCATGCGCCGGCTCTTTGGCACGGCGAGGAGCGGGTGCGTATTCCAGCGCTCGGCGAGGAGCCGGCTGTACTCGTGGTCGGGATAGCGGCGCACGCGGCCCGTCACCTCGTCGCGCGTAAAGACGCAGTCGCGCACGAACGGCCACGGCGCCGAGCCGGGCCCGTACCGTTTGGCGGCCTCGCGTCGGGCAAGCGTTAAGCGCGCTTGCGCGCGCACCGTCGTCGGATGGTCGGGCCCGAGGAGCGAGCCGCCCGGGGCGACCCGGGGTGGCGCCGGCGTGCTCACGGCAACGCCGTGGCGTGGTGCTCGGCGGCCGCGACGCACACGGCGGCCGCGTCGCCGGCTTCCTCGAGCACGCGCCCAAGGGTCTTATAGGCGGCGGCGGCCTCGGCGGCGGGCGCCCGCTCGAGGAGCTCGACGGCGCGTTGCAGCTTGGCGACCATTTGCGCGATGCGATACCACGGCGCGCACGCGCGCGAGGCGGCCACCGTCAACCGGCCGGGCGGCGGCGTCATGCGCGGCCCCGCTTCGCACACTCCGCGCGCCACGCCGCCGCGAACGGGCCGGCGCGCTCGCCCGTGATCCAGCCGTGGGCCCGGGCATAGGTGACGACGTCGAGCCCGACCCGGCGCGCGTGCGGCTCGAGGAGCACGGCGAGGAGCTCGTCGGGCGGCATGAGCGGGTCGGCGGCCGGGCCGCTCGCCCATGCCGGCGTCGTGGCGTCGAGAAAGCCGGCGACCGCGGCCGCGCGCTCGGTCGGCGTCACCGCTTGAGCTCCTCGCACCACGCTATCACGTGCCGCAGCTCTCCCGCGAGCGCCTCGTGCCCATAGAGCAGCGCCACGGCGACGAGCACGCGCCGTTGCGCCACGGGCTCGAGCGGCTCGAGGAGGCGCCCGATGCGTTGCACAAGCCGGCGTTGGTGCCGCCACGCCGCCGCCGCGTGGTGCCCGGCGCGCGCGTCGGCGGCCGCGAGCTCGAGCAACGTTTGCCCCGTGGCGCTCTCGCCGTTCTCTGTCATGGGATCCCCCCTTCCTCGGCCGGCTCGAGCCGGGCCACCGCGGCGCACACGGCCGATGCCGCGAGGCGCGCGTACTCGGCCTGCGAGACGAGCGGCATTTATCCTCGTCGGGTCCGCCATTCGCGGCGGCGCTCTATGGTGAGGCCAGCGGGCGGGCGTTGCGTAAAGCAATACAAACAGCAAACTCCAAGAAACGTGAGCGGGCGGGCGCGGATCCGGATGCATCCCCAGACATGCCCGCCGATATGCTTGATGCCGGGGCACGTCACGGGGCGGCCTCGGCCACGTGGCGCCAATCGCCCTCGCCGTCGGGCTCGACGGGCGCGTGCCGCGTCAAGCAATCCAGATGCAACCAGGCGTCACACGTGACGCAAAAGCGTTGCGGCTCGCCCGGATGCCACGGCTCGCCGCACGACCCGCACGTGGGCTCGCGCGTCACGTGGCGCCCTCGGCGTCGGTCGTGATCTCGCGCACCGTCACCACGACCACGCGCCCGGGAGCGGCCGTGCCGATATACAGCGCGCCCTCCTCGGCGACCGTGCGCGTGTAGCCCAAGACCTCGAGCCCGTCGCGCGTGGCGCCCAAGATGAGCCCGAGCACGAGCGCTTCCCGCGCCGTCACGGCTCGCCCTCGGCCGGCGCCGGCCCCGGCAACAAGCCCGCCACGCCGTGGTAGCGCTCGGGCCATTCACCCAGGTCGGCGAGCCGCTCGAGCTCCGAATCGGAGAGCTCCTCGAGCACGTGCACAATCGTCGCTTGCGACCGCTCGACCTTGTCACCCGACACGGTCAACACCAAATCGGCCGCCCGCAGCACGTCGGCATCCCGCTTCGCCCGCCCGCGCCGCTCGCCGCTCGGCTCGAGCCGCGCCCCCGCCAGCTCCGTCACGTGCTGCATGACGGCCGGCGCCGCGGCTTTCGCTTGCGCCGCCACACCAAACTCGCCGCGCACCACGCGCTCCAACTGCGCTTGCCGCACGAGCTCGACGAGCCGCACCACGACCGGATGCCGCAACGCATGCCGCACGGCCTCGCCCCGCTTGTAGCCGAGCGCCCGGCCAATCGTCTCCGCGTCGTAGCCGCCCAAGTGATAGAGCGCGACCATCCATTGGCGCGTCGAGACGTGCCGCCGCAGCTCCTCCAGCGGCATGCCCGCCAGGTTCTCAAGCAACGCCGTGTGCGCCGCCACCCGCTCGCCCCGCGTCCGCTTCGACGCCACAAACGCCCGCTCGAGCCGCTCGGCCAACACGGCCGGCGACGCCGACGGATGCCGCCGGAACCCCGGCCCCCGCTCCTCTGGCCGCCGCGTCCGCTCG